AATCTGCTTTAATGATGGGATTCTCTGATCAAGTTTCTGTCATGCAAATGTTTGATGGCATGAATCGATCAATCCAAAACATACTTGATAGCCCACCATATAGTAATGAACCAGTATGAATTTCCAGTCCCTGGTCTTCTCGTAAAAGAGAACGCTGCGACTGATGCTGAATGCAACAACTTGCTTGCATTCTATAAAAAGAATAAGAAACTGCAGGAACCTGCACAATCATTTTTTACAAACGACGGCAAAGCAAAGAAAGGAACTGAACTCTGGGTCAGTCCAGAATCTAAAGAGAAAGATCAAGAGTTTGTCATTTCTCAAATCAATGATGCTTTATTCAATGGAGTAGCTGCATACGTCAAGCAATATCCAATTCTCGAAGTGTCACAGCACTGGAGAATGGAACCAGTTGTAGGTTTTCAGCACTACAAACCAGGTGAAGGATATAAGATGCTTCACTATGACAATATGAATCAGAATACCATGCCTAGAATCATGACATGGTTCCTCTGTCTCACTGATTCTCCTGGTGCTGGTATGGTATTCCCATATCTTGATTACACTGCTGAGTGTAAGAAGGGAACACTTTATCTCTTCACCAATAGTCTGGTACACTCTTATAAAGATGTTCTAAACAAAGAGCAATCTAAGACTGTTATCCATGGTTTCTATGCTATGATGCCTATGGAGGGAACCACTGGACACATGGTACAAGACATGCCAGAACAGTCCCTAAATATCGTCAACTAGGCTTGACAACCTTTCATCCCTCTGGTATGATAAAGTCGTCTTCATCCAACACTATCCAATCATCCAATGTCATTTGCTAATCTAAAGAAACAATCCAAACTCGGCTCTCTGACCTCTAAACTGGTCAACCAAGTCGAGAAGATGAACAAGTCTGCTGGTTCTAGCGACGAACGCTTGTGGAAACCTGAAGTAGACAAAGCAGGTAATGGTTATGCCGTTATCCGCTTCCTTCCTCCCCCTGATGGTGAGGACATGCCTTTCGCCAAGGTATACTCTCATGCTTTTACCGGCCCTGGTGGTCAGTGGTATATCGAAAACTCCTTGACTACTCTCGGTAAGGATGATCCTGTTTCGGAGTTCAACTCGCAACTCTGGAATAACGGTACTGACGCTGGTAAAGAACAGGCACGCAAGCAAAAGCGTAAACTGTCTTACATTAGCAACATCTATGTTGTCAAAGACCCCGCTAATCCTCAGAATGAGGGTAAGGTCTTCCTGTACAAGTACGGTAAGAAGATCTTTGACAAGATCATGGCTGCAATGCAACCTGAATTTGAAGACGAAACTCCCATCAACCCCTTTGATTTCTGGCAAGGTGCTAACTTCAAACTGAAGATCAAGCGCGTTGCTGGTTATTGGAATTATGACTCCAGTGAATTCGCTATTCAGGGTCCTCTTCTTGACGAAGATGAGGAGATGGAAGCAATCTGGAACAAAGAATACTCTCTCCAAGAGTTCCTTGCACCAGATCAATTCAAGTCTTATGATGAACTGAAGGCTCGCCTTGAACTAGTTCTTGGTAAGACGAATCCTCCTCGTCCCGCTCGTGTGGAAGAGGATCTGGAAGATGAAAGTGAAGGTCGTGGCAAAGTCGCTGAACTAGATGACGATCTCCGTTCTGAACTTGCTAACCTCTCTTCCTCTGCAACTGAGGAAGAAGACGAGACTCTCTCTTACTTCCAGAAGTTGGCAGAATAGACCGCCTAGTGGTAAAAAAATGGGGTGATAGTCTTACTACCACCCCATCTGTAACTAGGAAAATTATAACTTAATCCCACTTACTATTCCAAATCGAGGTTTTCTTGAGATGTCCTAAGGCAGTCTCAAGAGCCTCGATTCTTTGTAAGAGATCAGCACTATCGCCACCACTGTGACTATGTTGTGCTCCTTCTAATGCTTTTAATCGTGCCTCTACTTCCACATCATACCTGGACATAGCTGCACCACTTGCAGACTTCGCTGCTGATCCTTTGGCGGCCATAATTTTAACTAAGAATGTACCCAGTTATTTAGATTAGGGTGACTTTGTTCTGATGTTATCGCCTCTCTTGAGATCACTTGTAACATACTGACTAGATCTTCTATAGAACATCTCAGTCTTAGTGTCCTCCAAGAACTGTGATAGATACTCTCTTCTCAGAATAAAGATGCCTCTCTTCTCATCATTCTTTCTAGTTTCATAATCAATATTTGTAACACCTGCAACTGGATTTAGAGTTGCTGTCTTATCATCTGGATCAGGAATAGTAAAGTTAGCATCAACGATACTTCCAGCGCCGAGAATAAGACGATTATTAGAATCTTTGACCTGAGTTGTTTCATAATAACGTATATCGGTAATCTTTGAACCATACTTCTGAGAGCAGAAAGTTCTTAGATCTCTATCAGATAGAGGCCATTCATTTCTAACATTGATGATATTGTTGGTAATGAGAACAACCCAGTCGAGTTCTGCATTGTCATAGACTTTTTGTGCTACGACATCAGGTCTATCATTGCCTTCAATCTGATACTCATTATAGAGTTCTACAACACCCTTGATGTCATCTCTGAGTTTAACTCTACGAAAGAGATTCTTTGCTTTTATAAAGTCCTGGGAACCATTCCTGTCCTCTAATGGAGAGATATAATCTAGGTCAGGGACTTCTCTAAAATAACCCATTAGTATCCTACTCCTTCTAATCCTGTACCATCATCATAATCTTCAGCGTAGATGGGATTGAGTTCTTTGAATGCCAACTGCATTTGCATATGAACAGGAGTTCCGTTATCATATGTTGCATACTGACCAGATGCAGTATAGTTGACTGCCATATTCTCCAGAGCCATGACCTTAAACTTATTCAAGAATGGATGATCTCTGTTTCCTGTTTTGTAAGACAGTCGAAATACATTTGGTGATTTGATCATAAGATTAGTGATGCCAGATGTTTTCCTGGCAGACATTGCCTTTTTGAAAACGCGAATGATCTCTTTTACTTTTTCACCTTCAGCTTCAGATCTAGGTACAAAGTTAAAGTCAAATGTGAATGATCTTAGAGCAACACCAGTGAACAAAAGTTCTAAGTTGGGATTGAGGATTTGACCAGTCGATCTAGAAAGTATATTTTCAAAGGATGTATTGGCACCAAAGACATTTGCTGCCATTGAACCAAAGAATAAAGAACTAGCGTCACCTGCTCCTGCACTTCCACCAATTTCTCCAACTGTGGACATGGTTTTTTTGAAGATGTCGGTGATTCCACTTATTAAATTGTCACTTCTTACGCCATCTGCAACTGCTGAAACAGCGGCAGCTGCTAAAGAGTTGAGATTATCCTCACCATATGTTACTGCTTGTGAGTCTGAGATATTACCTGGAATTGGTAGAATAACGCTATTTTCTGACTTGGAATTTGCATACACACTATTGGCAGTTCTCAATGCCAGGCCACTTCTAGCAGTATCAATTAGAGTGCCTGAGTTGGATTCCTCGCTGCCACCAAAAACTTGTTTATAATCCAACTCTTCAAATAGCATGAAGTCTGTGCGTTGATCGATGATCCCGAGTGGGTATCTTAGTGGTGCGTTTGCCATCGAGACCTAGAAGTTGTCTATTTAAGTATTTAGACGGAATTTTTGATATGGAATAGTTCTTAACTGTTCCGTCTCTTCTTGGGTACATTGATAGAGGTTTCCCTGCACCTCCTCCCATGTATATCGCCGTGGCATTTCCCAGTGAAAACTTATCGCATCAAATCCCCATTCGTAAGTAGTAGTGCAAGCTACGAGTGGGTGTTCGTCATATTGAATGTTTGGTGTCTTTGGTAGATAGATGAAGGTATAAAAATTACCAGGTATTGCAACTTGATCGACAGTGCCGGAAAGTGCATCCATGATGTCAATCATTAGATCATCAGCATCTTCCGTGCCGATCAAATTGTCTAGTATGGGTTGTATTCTACTCATTAGTCGGTGTAACCATCGTCATCGTTGAGTTCTTCATAACTAAGTCCACGGGTGTTATCTTGTTCGTCGAGACCAAATTCAACTCTTAATTGTTCTGCTTTTAGTTTTCCTAGAAGGACTTCTAAATCTTGGATTATTTCTTGAGTGTGACTTGTTTTCATTACTTTATCCCCAATTCTTTTTCAGTAAAGATCTTGAACTCCCATCTTCTATCATCACAAAACTCTTTCGCAGCTTGCCATTTTGCTTGGTTTTTAGCATACTCGGCAACCTCATAAATGTAACCTTTTGTTTTCTTCTCCAAGATGGGTGGTTGTTGTGTTTGTCTGAAAGGTTTTACTTCGATAAGTGATCTTTTAATTTTACCGTTTGCGTCTTTGTATTTGATATAAAAGTCTGGAAAGTATCTGTGTATTCTATTGTCTAGTGGTGATCTATATGGGATGGCGATCTCTTCACTACCCCACTCTATAATGTTTTCATTCTTGTCGCAATAGACCATGAACTTTCTTTCCCACAAACTGCGATAAATAATGTTTGTAGGGTTCCCTCTATACTTTTTTGTATTACTGGGTCTATATTTGCCTTGATATG